ATAACGACTGGCTTCTTTCTATACTTAGCCATAGTTATTCCTCTTCTTTAATTGCTAGAATGTGTGCTGGATAGCGGTCCAATATGTCATCAATCTGTTTGATGCTGCCGCGAACTTCTGGGTTATCCTGCCTAACTAACTGTTCAACTAAGTCTTTTCTATCAGACTCAAGGGCAGCTTTAATCTTGAGCCATGCTGCTGAGTGGATTAATTGACTCATTCGCCTAGTCCGTAGTTAGCCGTTGGGCTTTCAAACTTATATTTAATATTTAACTCGGCCATAAACTGCTGCCAATCACTATCAAGCTTGGCTTGGTTCTTTTTCAAGTCAGCGATTAGCTTTTCAGTATTTATCTTATCGTTCTGAGCAAGGCGCATCATTTCGATACGCTCTTTAGATGCGGCCTCTTGCAAGCCAGCCTGAACTTTTGCCCCAAACATTTCATATTCAAATTTGAATTTGGCTTGTTGCTGATCCATTCTCATTTGCTCAACTGCAATAGCTGAGTCTTGAGGCTGCTCGCCCTGTTGTTCCTGTTGCTTCTTGATGAATTCCTCTAATTCTTCATCAGTCGGCAACATTGAAGCAGGCAAGCTTTGCGTTTTCGCCCACTGCCTGAGTATCTCTGCGGCTTTTAGTTGTAACACTGGTGCAAATACCGGGTTACTGCCGACTACGCCCAAGAAGTTGGTTATAGCTGCGGCTTGTGTTTCTTTGACGAGTAGCGCTGAAGTGCCGCGAGCATCAACCTGGTAATCACCTTTAATGTCGCCGTTTTCGTTGTATTCCATGTTCCAGTGGTAAAAGTCTTTTATCATGGGTGAAGTAATATTGTCGTCCCATGCTTTCACCTGCCTACGTCTAACCGTGTTGGCGCTATTCATTAAAATAGACATACCGCCAAGGGTTTGAGTAGATTGGCCTTGTTCGCCTTGCTGGAGCATTGGAATGCCTGATACTTCATCAAACATGATTCGAGCCATTTGGTAGATACCTTGAAGCTCTGGCAAATGACTGTTGAATTCCATTGCAGTAAATACTTTGCGAATATCGTCAACTGAGCCGGATAACTCCCATTGTTTGAATGGCTCCAATGCCCAATCACCGTTTACCGGGCTAATGTGTTTACCTGAGCGCCCTATTTGTGGCCCCGCAGTAATCGCGCCGTTATCTAAAATCATGCGCCATACTGAGTTAATAATCGCTTGTTCATCACGCACCATTCGAGGTACGCCATAACCAAACAAGCAAGAGTCGTCAGGCTCCCAGTTAAAGACGCGATAAGGTAGGTAATCCTCGTAATCCATCATCTTTAATTTGGCACCAATAGTAATGCCGCCACAATAAAACACGGTGGCGATCACTTCTTCGCCCTCGAACTCTTTCAGTAAAGCATCGCGTTCTTCGGCATCTTCGGGCAGCTCAACTGCACCCAAGCGGATTAATGCGTCATAGCTAACAGGCCCGGTATATTCCCACGTCTCAAAACGAGTGTCGTTTAATGACTCAGACAAACCAGCCAGACGACGAACATCATCCATGTATGAACTTGAGTGCTGAGTTTGCGCACCCGTCATTTGCAGCACTTTTTTAATCTGCTCTTTATCAAAGCCTTTACGCTTAACCAGCCCTTTTAGCTGGGCTTTACTCATGAATCGACGTTCAAACACAAATTCGCATTCGCTTATGTGACTTGCCGACATATCAGGAAAGAAATCCCAAGGGCGAACCACTTCGCATGCTGGCGTTAGGCTTTCAACGAGTTTATGCGTCCAGCCTTCTTTGGTTTCCATATAAACCTTGTCTTGTTTGCCAACAACTACAGGGCCTTTTAGTATGCCTGTGCCAATAACACAGGCGTCATGAATGACTTTGCGGCATTTTGCTTCGTAGTCCGATTCGACTAACTGATCGTTAATCTCGTCTTCCATCTTGTCGCAACGGTCATTAGCTATCTGAAGCTTACGCGCTGCAAGCATGCCGTTAGTAACAATCTCGCCTTCTTCGTCTTGATACTTCTGCCCGTCAATTTGTGCGGGTGAATCGTCGTTCAATTGATCTGCTATCTCAGGCACAGGTGTTGGCTTGATGCCCCAGTTTTTATCTGTATTTGGAAAGAGCAGATCGATTAATTGTGACTCACCGGCATTGGTTTTAGCGCGAGTAAGCTTGATGAATGTACTTGATCGCTTAGCTTTCTTTAGCTCTGCCACTCTTGATTGGTCATAACTGCCGTGGTAGTTCTGTAAATCCTCAACCATGCGAATATCAATCGCGTTTCTGTCCGTGATTGTATCCGACAATTTACGCTCTAATTCCATAGCAAGATTGTCTAGCGGGTTTTGAACATCATATTCATGCCCGTAGTCTTTGGGTTTAAGCTTTGTCATTAGTAACCTGTTGTTGAGTCTGCGATCATAGATTGATTTGTGTTTGTTGAAGCTAGGTGAGCGTCACGCCATGCGTAATCAATTTCACCTTGAGCGCCTTGACATAAGTATTGTTTTGCATCGTGTGGATGCGAGTAAGCGTTTTTGTCTGCAGCATCAGCGTATTTCTCGCCACTGACATTTAAGCGCCGTTGTAACCCTTAATCAATACCGGGCAATCTGGGCTTATTTCCATCGCTGGAGCGCCATCTATTCGCCCTGTTAGAAACGTGTTAACCGCTTCCCATCGTCTTTCAGGCTTGTTTGATGCTGTTGGGTACGCTGCTAAATTGTATTCATCGTTGATAATGCCAAGTGGTGAGTTTTCATCGTTACCGCTTTTAGCTACACCCGCCGGATCGCCGTAAACCTCAATATCTGACTTATTGAAGCGCTTCAGATCCACGTTGATGTATGGCATTACAAGCGTGTCCATGAATGAGCGAATACCCATTCCGGTAGCGATTAACTCTTTGATGACTCTTAGCTTGCCGTTTGGCATGAGCTGGCCAACAACTGCGGCTGGTGTGCGCCCAAAGTCGATGCCAATCATAATCTTTGGCACTTTAACGATGGGAGATAACGGGTATTTAGCTACGTGAATAGCGTCATTCCACAAGCCTTGATAAATCGGCTTGCCGCTTGATACGTGGCCGTACTGATTAGCCAGGTTAACCCTAATCCAATCATCCTTTTTACTGCCCACTTGATTAATATAATAACCATCCGGCAGATTATGTAGGTTCTCAGCATGTGGATTTTCCACCCATTCTGATCGCCTATCCATTCCAGTGCCGTGAACAATCTCTAAAACGCCCCCAGGTTGACGCAAGAACGTCCAGCCAGCGGGTTTAATTTGTTCGGCTAACTCGTAATACCAATGATCTGAATCTGGTGCGTTAGTGTCACCAATCATGCCATGCCAAGTTGGGTTTTGCGGGTAACGACCATGACGTCCATCGCACATATCAACAATGGCTTTATCTAGCTCTTTGACTTCGTTAAGCCAAAATCCGGTAATCTGAGTACCGCGAAGCTTTCTAACAGCCTTCTCGTTGTCCAAAGCCAGAAAAACAAGCTCAGCAATAACGCGAGTCCCGTCTTCTAAATCAAAATCCATGTAATGCGTGGGAGGGAAACTATTATCCATCCTGCCAATCTTGATGTGTTCATTGTGATAAAGCTCACACCAATCTTTCATTGTCGTACCGGTTAAATCAGGGTACGTGTTACGAATAGCCATCCATCGGCTTTTACGTGAGTTGTTTTCGTCCGGCGCTTGTTCGCACATTTGCTTAAACACTCGCTCGCATGAAGCGGTTGTTTTAGCAGAGCCTAATGGCCCCATAATCATCGTGACGCGATCACGGCAATTAATATAAGCCTCTAAAGTATCTCCTTGCGGCGCAAAGTGAAACTCTATTGATTGACCCATTTATGCAGCTTTTATGTGATTTATGCAGAACTCAGAAATATAACCCTGCTGAATTTTGGCACTTATGAATAGTTATTCTGCATAGTTATGCTGATTTAGGCTTTTTGCCCGTCATATCTTTGATAACAACTGTTGTTCTAGCGTTAAGATCGGCATTAATCTTGGTTGGAGCATTCCAACCCAATATATCGCTAAGTTGTTTAATTGCCGCCTGCGGATCGTGAAGCTCTAATTTAGGGCCCATCTTTGTAGCTGTGACTGATTTGATGGCAGATAAAGCAAGTGGACTTATTTCATCGCTATTCTTAATGCGCCAAATTGTTTCTTTAACGTCAGCGCCGTTTTCGTCCTGCCCAACAACTCTTTCTGAAAACTCAGCTATATCATTGACCGTGACTCTTGCGCTTAATGAGAGTCTTTCAAGCGCTTCCTGCTTTGTCATTACTGATGAAGTAACAGCCGCCTGGTTAAGCTCCTTCAGTCTTACCGCGATCTTACCGTTTTTTAGTAATTCACTTGCTTTAACGTTAATTGTCTCAAGCTTCATTTTTTCAGCAGAATAAGATGCTCTGTAAGCATCTGAAGCATTGCCGCACCTGTTATATTCGATACAGAAAGCTTCTTGCTTTTGTGTGAGGTTGCTCATTGATTATCAGGAATTAATTTGGTTTGTTTTCAGGTGGCTTTTGTATGGGTGATTATCTGGCAATGGACTGCATAACCAATAAATACCACCAGGGCTTTCTTTATGTGCCAAGTGGCTTTTTACGGAGCACATTGCATGAGCAGTGGTTTCAACACAGAAATCTTTAATCGGATCGTGATAGTTTACTTTGATATAGGCGCAGATTAAGCCGAGCATATCGAATGGCATGCCTAGCCTAGCTCTTGCTATCTCGATGTCGCCGTATGTTTCGCGTATATCAACCAATGGGTACCGGGCTATAAACTCAAGCAAAGGCGTTTTAGTTACGCCGTAAGGCTTACTGTATGACGCACCAAATAATGAATGCTTGAGCCATTCCCGAAAAGGTGGTCCTAACGACTCAATAACCTGTCCGTCTTCTTCGTCTATCGGACCGCAATGAGTCCAGATGCTTTTTGTACTTCGTTTAATCGTTCTGCTAATCCAGTGATCGCCAGAGCCGAAAATGATTAGCATTTTAAATCGCGTTTTCAGCCGCAAATATTTTGGCTAACTGTGAATTGGCAAAAGCTCGGTAGGGCGCAAGCTCCTCTTCAAGCTTATTAATCTGTATCTCAAGATTACTAATATGCTGAGTCTGACTGTTAACCTGGATAACCAAAAGTTCAGATTGTCTGCTAAGCAACTCAACTTGCTTAGATAGCGCCAGTGTTGCGTTCTTAACCATCTTAGGCATTAAATACAAATAAGACAGGATCAAAGCAATGATAGTGCCGGTACAAAAACCAACAACAAACTCCGGTGACTTCTCAGCCAAAAAGGCCATTATCTGCGCGTATTCCACTACTTCTTCGCCTTTTCTACTATTTTTTCTAATGATCGCCCAGTGACATAGCCGCCTAAGCCAATTTGTAATAGCGTCCATGCTTCTGTTGCTAAGGGGTTGGCCAGCCAACCGAATGAGTCAAACACCACTAAGGCCAAGAACGTTAGCATTGTGATTGGCCGCCAACTTCTTTGGAGCCAGCTTTGGCCGTTAGCCTCTGCTGTGATAATCGAGGTTTTCGATTCAAGTATTTTTGTTTCATACTCAATCACTTTGCTGTGCATCTCGTTTTGGATGACTGTCAGCTTGTTAGCCAGGGTCAGTTTTTCTTCGTCACTAGTGTGCAGGTCATCAATCAGCTTAGCCGCTGGCGCAAATATCTCACCGATGAAACTAAAAATATTCATTTCTTATGCGGCTTTGATAACCAGTTGATCTTTAACCAACGCAAGGCGCATTTGAAAGATGAATGCTAATTTGTCAATTACAGACATTTCACCGCCCTCCGAATATTTCTTTAGCGTTTCGTTGAAAGATTTAATAATCAGACCAGCTAACGTTTCGACGTCAATGTCTTTTTGTATGTCTTCCCACAGCGTGTCGAATTGCTTTATTAATTCCCAATCTGAGCCTTTTTTAAGCAGTAATGCTGGGTAAACGATGCCTGGCCATTTAATTGGATCGAAGTCAAAAAGCCCGGCATAAAAAGAATTTGCCCCGATTGTAAAGGCGTAACCTCTGCCTTGCGCGTCTGTTGGTGTAATCATTGCCATTCTCCGGTTTGAAGCTGTTCGGCTAATTCGTGTGCGCGATTACCCACTTGCACAGCGTAATGACTGTTTAATAGCTCCGCTGCGGCTTCATCGTAATCTTCACGCTCTAATGCGCCGATCATATTTTTAAAATTGAGTAGGCCAGTAACGCCTAGATTGAAAGCCATATTGACCAATACAGCTTGTCTTGTGCCTGAGAAGGTGCGAAAACTTGGCAGTCTGCGTCTTAGTTCTTCTTCAAAATAAATGATGTCGTTATCAAGCATAAACATGGCTTCTTGCTCTGTTACGCCTTTAGCTTCGAGATTTCGACCCACGCCAATAGTTAACTTTCCTGATGTGCATTTATACGGCTTTAATTTAATCCCTTCATGCCCTATCAGTTGACGCTTTAGTTGGTCGTAGCAAATCATTAACAAGTCACTTCCATTCTATTTAAAATGCTGCCGTCATCGATTTTCGTGTTAAGTGGTGACTTTAATTCTCTTGGCATTTGCAGGGTTGCGCCTTTTAAGTTGGCACTCTTTAATCGTTTCATTTCAGCAAATAGCGCAAATTCAGCTATTGAATTACCGACTTCTGAATCGCTATCAATTCCTGATTTTTCAAAGAATTCATTTAGCGTTTTAATGCAGTCTGAACACTGAAGATAATCAATAGCTTTCATTTCAAAGGCCTTTAAACGAAAAACCCCGCACTAGGCAGGGTAAACAGGGAAGCACTTGTTTAATTTTTGGCACAAAAAAACCGCAATTAAGCGGTTATGTGCTGACAAGACGGAAAACTCCAAGTCTTATAGCATAATAGAGCATAACATTTATGCAGTCAACTCTTGCGATAATAGAAAAATGCTAACCATTTTTGGCTGTTAAAACTCACTGTTTATTGTGTATTTAAAATTATTTTCATTTATTTTAAATAAAGCGCTTGCATTATAGCGCGCTAATAAAGCGCAGAACGAAAAACGCCAAGGCAAGCCACGCTTGCCAAGTGTTATATTAACGAATGAGCAAAACGCACTTTTAAATGATATGGCTAAACTGCACGGCAGTAAAACTGCTGCTATTTTTGCAGGGCTTGAGTTGCTAAAATCAAGCCGCTAAATCTTTATTGAGTCTATCCATTACCTCGTGGGCAAATCGTTTTGCCGCCGATTCTGCAACATTTAGCCTGTCTACTGCATCCATGTAAACTGAATAATATAGCTCGTTGAACTGCTCAAATGTCATTTTATTGTCGCTTGGTCGCTGACTGTTGATAGTTAAATAAAGCTGTTTTGTTGTGAGTATAATTCGCCCCACCCCTTGGCATTTTGTGCAGGTAACAAGCTTGCGCTCTTTCTTGTATATCGCCTCACCATTCCCTTTGCACTTATCGCAAATGCAGGTATCGCAAACCTCGTGTATAGCATTCTCAGCGATTATAGCGCTCATGAGTATATTGATTGACTTGTCATGATGAAGCCAGGCAGTAAACGTTTTAACAAGTTTATTCCTACTGTTTTTGTCTAACTGTATTTTGGCCTGCAATATCATGTTGCCAACCGGCTCGTGCCGCTGGACCTGGGCAAGGATATTTAAAATGTCGGCACTGGTCATTGGGTTTAGTCCGGGCTTAGTCGGCTCACCTGTTAGCGACTTAGGGCATTCTCTACTGTATAAGCGCTCAATTGACATCATAATTTTTGCCTGCCTGTGATGTGGTTAAAAAAATGCTTCTTTTAGCTGCCTGCATAACATTAATAAAGGCTTGGTATTCTCTTTCGGTGACTTTAATCATTACCTGATCATCTTCAATAGCTTCAACTGTATTGAATTTGGTTAGGCACTTGTCATTTAAGCAAACCCTTAAACGCCTATTCTCTCTGCTATCCTTGACTTTAGTTTTGCTATTACACTTTGGGCAATACATCATTTTCTATTGCCTCGTAGTGGTCTCCATTGTTTCCATTACTGGCTATGATTTCTATTCTCTCAGGCTCAGGCCAGTCCTTTGGCTGCGGGTATGTTTTAATAAGCCTGTCTAATGCGACCTGCTGTGCATTTACTGGTTTTGTGTATCTTGCTTTAGTGCAGGCAATGTAATCATACCCAGAGCCTTTGTGTATTCCATTTATTAATGGCAGCCGTCTTGCGCATCCGTCGCACTGGTTCATGCTGCTAAATACCCAAAATAAGCGGCTGACCGGGTATCTTCGTTGCTGGCCCTTTCCCACCCGGTAACCCGCTGAAACTTATTTTTGTCTTTGGCCCAATTACCGCTTTGTGGCTTATGCAAAACGTATTTAATGCCGAAGTGGTCAAGCATTCGCATTAGCTCAGTTTGCGCTTGCTGGCAGGCTCCTATATTTCGCGCAATACTCATGTTAACTTTGCTGTTTTTGGTCATGTTTCTACTGTAAACAAAGTCATTGGCGCAGACATTCTCTATACTGAATACCGTTTCGTTTGCGGCATTTAATAAATCAGGCGTGATGATATTTTCAATAATTTCAACTAGGTTGTATTTGCGCAAATCAGCTAATTTACCATCTACGTAAATGGCAACACCATGTTTTTCGGTGTCCGGGTCGATACCTACCGTAGTTTTCATGCTGCCACCTTGATTAGTTGATTAACCATTTCCAATAATTCCAACTCGGTACCAAAATCACGCTCAAAGTTTGCCTTGCTTTGATGTATGGCGTTTTTATCGTGCCGGTGATGTCGAACGCACAGCGGGATAACGTGATAGTTATCATTGCGCTGGCTCATGCCCATGCCGGTTCTAATGTGGTGAATTTCTGCGGGAGTATCGCTATAACCTATAGTCCGGCATGCAATACAGCCCAGTGCAGCAACTTTTGAAAGATGGTGCTTTTCAGCTTTAGTTTTTGTTTTAGCCATTCGCCTTGCTCCCTCTCTCATAGTGGGTGCATCGAACAATGACCACGTTTTCGATCTGGTCTATTTTCGGCATTTCGGCAAAGTTTAGGTGTGAGCAGTCCAGGTACTTCTTTTTGCAACTGGTACACATGCCGCCCTTGGGTTGGTGGGTGGTCATCCTTTCATCGCCTTAAATACTGCTGCGTTGACGTCACTCTTAAACTTTTCAGCACAGGCTTTTGCTTTGGCGTTAGACTCACAATGCCAGTCATGTTTTCTCATGAACTTTCTATAAATCAACATGAATTTTTTGCTCGTATCTTTGTCAGGAACAGTCAAGGATTCACCGCAATAAAGGCACTCTAATTTAGCTCCGGTAACTTTCATCACTTCACCGCCCAATACTTGTTTAAAAGGTCTTTAAAGGTTTGCTGCTCTGATTCTTCTAAGTTGCTTATTGCAATATCAATCCCGACACGGTTTATCTGTCCGCGCTTTAGTTGGTTAATCAATAAAGCGGCTTTACGGGCTAAAGCTTCATGGCGCTGCTGTTCTGGTGTTAGTTGGGATAGGTTCATCATCAAAACCTTATTACTTGTTCAACGATATGGTCCAAATCAGCCTTGGTGTATGTCGTTAAGACTTTTTGAAGAATTACGTTTACCGATTTGTTGTATAAATCATTAAATTCTTCTTCTGACATTTTGCTGAATCTGATTGATTTTGCTTCTAATCTAAGCTCACCATTGATATTGACTACAACGTCATAATGTCCGGCCTGAACAATTACGTCTTTGCGAAAACGCTCAAAGTTTTTATCTACCAATACGCCCTTGTGCATCGTGTTAGGCTCAAAGGCATCAAAAGCTATGTTCAGCAAAGCAAAGTATTTTTTGTGGCGCTCGTAGTTCCTGGGGCGCACAAATTTAATTTTGATTACCTCGTTGTTTTTGATTGAGTCAAATACACCTGGCTCATTGGATGCGTCTTCGGGTATGTAACCACCGGGTAACTTTCTGAGATAGGCCAGGGTCACAATACCCCCTCAATATCAGCCAGTTCCCACAATCCCATAGCTTGTAAATCTGCTTTATACTTTGCGCGTTCTTCAGCATCTAATCTGCGTTTTTTTAAAACCTCGGTTCTATCAAGCTTTATTTTTTTCTGAGTGTCAGTGAAAAGCTTGGCTTGTTCAGGTGTGTAGATCATGTGGATTTCCTCCCGTACCTTTCCGCCATTGTCGCTCCTCTCCTTGGTTTTTCCTTGTCAGACTGTTTTTTCCTGTCCTCCTCCTGGTGATCGATTAACCCGATTTCATGAGCATCTAAGCAGTAGTAATAACCTCCATCTTCATCGCATTTTCTGCCAATGTATGTAGTGTTATGGCAACTGCCATGCCTGAATTTGGCTGGAATTAATTCAAGTACCCCTTTGTAGTTTGTTTCAGGGTTATTAACTTCTTCTCGGTGAGCAAATAACACTAAATCAGCATCGGCTTCGATTGCGCTTGATCCGTACAGGTTTGACATTGTTGGCCGCGCAACTTGATCTGTTCCTCGATTAGCTTGGACGAGTAATAAAATAGGAGTGCCAGTTTCTTTGGCTAGTTGCTTAAGTCCTTTGGTAATGATGCCAATCGCTAAATCATCGCGATCAGCTTTGTCTTTTTGCATTAATCCCAAATAGTCAATGGTGACTAATCCAATCTGCCCTAACTTTTTGATGGTTGATTTAACCCGGTATCGAATTTGATTAAGCGATAAAGCAGGAGTTTCATCATAGTAAATTTTACTATGGTCGTTGGATAAATCTTGTAAAACAGTGCTTGCGCGTGACAATTCATATTTGCTCATTAAGCCGCTTGTAAGGCTTTTAACACTGATACCAGCCATAATGCCCATGTAACGGTCGGTAACCTCGTCACTGCTCATTTCCATAGTAAAAAACAGGCTTGGTAGCGTTCTGGACACGTTAGAATTAATTATCTGAGCCGCTAGCGTTTTCCCGTTAGATGGGCGTCCAGCTAATATGACAAGCCAATTATTTTTTATGCCACCTATCTGATCATCAAGCGTCTTGAGTCCTGTTTTTAACCCAACTGCAGATCGGTCATTATTGCAACGGCTTTGCATGACGTTAAGCCAGCCATCAAGTTTTATTTTGATATGATTAGGCTCGTACTTTCCACTAAGATCGACAGTCGATATATTGTGCTCAACCATGCTAATAATCTCACTGGCTGATTCCCCGTTATATAGCGCATCTATTGCAATGCTCATATCACCAATCAGTCGGCGCTTCAAATAACGCTCTTGGATAATTTCACAATAAGCCAGCGCATTTTTTGAGCTTGGCGTATTGCGAGCCAGTTCGCCCAGGTAAGCAATGCCGCCAACTTGATCGTCTTTGCCACTTCTTTCGAGCAATTCATTTACTGTGATTAGGTCAATTTCGTTTTTCGCGCCAATTTTCAGCATTGCCGCAAAAATTATTTTATTCGAAATGTTGTAAAACATTTCCGGTCTTAGCATGTCCATGATTTCACCGATTAGACAATCGGCTTTTTGCAGGATTAAGATTGCGCCTAAAACACTTTGTTCTGCCTCGATTGAGTGTGGTGGTGTTTTCAGCTTTTCAATATTCATGATTGATCCTCCCAGCCCTTTTGATCCAAAAATCTTGGTGGGTGAGTTCTTTCGATGGGATGAAAACCTTTGATGCCTAGATCTAAATCCGCTTTAAGCGCTTCATGTTCAGACCAAGCCAGATCGATTATTTTATCAACTTCAATAGCTGCAGCTTCAAGCCCTATTCGCCTAACTTTTGACGCTGGCAGTGTATGGTTTAAAAATTTCTTTTTAGCCTCATGCTTTTTCGCAGTGTTTTTAACACCAATCAATTTTTTGCACTTTACCCACTCTGACCAAAACGCTTGGAATAGCTCTTGTCGCTCCTCAGAAAAATCTTTTAAAACTCGAGAGTCCGTTTCGCCAAAAACGGATATATTCTTTTCTTTTTCTTCTAAAGGCTTATTGTTCTGTGTATTAACAGCCGTATTGCTAACCGTATTAACTATAGGCTCTACACCTTGATTTATGTGGGGCTTGGCCGTATTGCTAACCGTATTGCTAACCGTATTAAATTTTAGGTAGTTATTCAGGCAAATTATGGTAAATTTTCCATCCGTCTTAGTCGTGATTTGACCATGCTTAACGAATGTTTTTATGGCGTTTTGTATGTCTGATTTAGTCTGATTTAACTCCCTTGCTAATTGCTCATACGTCTTGGCAATTTGACCAGGCATTAGTGTTAGTTTATGCCCTCTAAATTCAATTTCAGTAGGCTTGTGCGAAGCTTTCAGAAGCAGGTGAACAAATACCGCTGTATAGCGGCCTTTATGAAGCTTGTACCAAGGCTGTTGATCAATATCACGCCAAAGATTTACAAAGCCTCTATCACTTGGCATAACGTTTTTGCCTCGGTTTATACTGGTTACTGTGGCTAGCATGAGCTGACCAGTCTTAAAGGACGTTTGGCATCCTCTGCTTGCTTCATTTGGTATTCAGCTTTGATAGCATGGTCTATTAGTTGCTTAAGCTCTCTACGGCTCATAGGTGAGGTAATAGAATTATTAGTCATAGTTACCTGTGCCTTATCCCCGTAAACTTGAATGTTGATTATTTGTTTTACTTGTTCCATACTTACCTCGTGTTAGTAATTAAGCCGGTAGCGTTAGCGCGCAGTGACCCGGCTTTTTTATTGCCTGTTAAAACTCCCTCAAACTGCGAGGGCTTGAATGATAAATTTCGGATTGCAGTCCTAGCCTTTCGGCACCCAAAAACCCCAATTAAGGGGCCATCAAAATAACTACAGCAACCGCCAGCAAGAATGCCGCTACAACGTGCCACTCCTTTGCGTATTTGCCTGCGTAGTAAGCTCTGCGTCTGTTTCTGAGTTGCTCCATGTGTCTATCCCCTGCTCAATTGTTAAAATTGCGCTAAATAGCCAGATGATGGCCAACGTCATAGCAGTGCGTTTGATGTGTGTGACGGTGTTATTCACGCTGCATCCAATGGTGTAAATTCATCATTGGCCGCATAAACGTAAGCCAGATTGGTGAATTTCTGAGTTTGAAGAACGTTAGTTGTTGAAAAGTTTACTTGAATGGGTAATGTGATCATGCGGCCTCCTTCTCTATTTCCATGAATATGTCAGGGCGGAGCATTTCTTTTGTCACCTTTCCATCGGTTAGTGCTGCGATGTACGGGACAAAAACGGGCGAACACTTGCAACCACGCTTGTTTATCCATCGACTAACAAGCTGTTGGCTCAGTGTCCTGCCAGCTTTCTCAGAAATAATTTTTGCAAATTTAGATTGATTGCCGTCTGCAATTATCTTCACTGCTTTTTTTATGGGCTTCAATTTACACCTCAAGTGGTATTTAAGTTACTTTGATACTACTTTAGTTGTATATTTGCACAAATGCAAGCTTGTTTGCTATGCTAC